ACAGAAAATGGTAAACAATTATTTCAAGCTGCAAAAGCTAGATATATGTTCAATGCATTTTTAGATTCTTTTGATTCAGCAACAGCTCCACAAGCCAAATCAGTGTTCAGAGATACAATTGATTTAGCACCAGGTGTTAAAGCTGGTACAGAGTATGCACAAGATGTAATGGAGAGATTAGGTACAGATTCAATTGAACAAGCGAGAGGTTTTAGAATTGAAGATGTAAGAACAGGTAATGGAGTATTTGATGTTAAAGATATTAGATTCTCACCTGAAGACTTTGCACAATTTAATATCAATAAGTTTATGAACAAACTTGGTATTGGTAAAGCAACAGAGGATCTAGGTCGAGATAAAATGGTAGAGATGTTAGGTAAAGATGGTGCAAAACAATTCTATGGATTTACTAATTACATGAAATCTATTTCAGATATTCCTGTATCAGATACATCTACATTCTTACAAAGAAGATTTACATTAGGATCATTAGGATCTGTAGCTGGTGGTATGTTTATTGGTGGTGCTGCTTTTGCTGTGAACCCGTTTGCACCTGCAATATTTTTATTACTAGCAAGAAGAGCAGGTTTAATGCTTACTGACCCTACTGCATTAAGATATATGAATGATGCATTATTACCAGAGGAACAAATAAAATTATTAAAAGGACAATCTATTGGTGAAGCACAAAAAGGATTATTTGGAACTACTAGAAAATTCACTGGAAGAAGTATTAATCCAAAACTTACAGCTGTAGGTTTGACTAGAAAGAGAGATGCTTTTGCTAGATTATACAATTACTTTGCAGATCAAGAACAAGATTTACCAAGAGTAGATCCAAGAACAGTTGATCCGAAAGAAATACAACAAAGATTATTAAACTTATCTTTTCAAATACCACAACCTATTTACGATGATAGGAATTTACCAAAAGATGTTGTTGAAACAATGTTTGCTGGTGACTTTACAAAATCATCAGGTAACAAAGCACTTGATAATGACATGGTGGCATATCTTGATCAAACAGTAAAAGCTGATGAGGACACTATGTTAGAGCAAGCTCAAAGAGATCAAGAAGCTGACGACCCAAGTATTACTGCAGATCTTCAATTACAACCTGCATTTGGTCAACAACAAATGACACAAGCACCACACCTACCACAAGGTCAAGCTACAGCTCAGGACGTTCAAGCTTTATTTCCATTTGATACAACAGCACAAGCTATAGCACAAAGGAGAACGAATCGTGGCTAACGGAAAAGAACCAAAGACTACCGGAGAACATATCATAGCCCTATACGGTCATATCACTGGCTTAAAAAAACAACAAGATCATATGCATAAAGGTCTTGATGATGTTAGAGATAAAGTTAATTGGTTTTTTATTGCCTTAGTTGGAGGCATGGGTGCAATTATTTTGACATTGGTAAATTTATTAGCTAATTAGTGGAATGTCACTAATTAAGATCAACAAAAAATATCCTTATAAAAAACATAATCGATTTCAATCAGAGACAGGTAGAAAGTATTTAGTAGATGAAGCTCCTGTGCCAAGTGTAACTACAATATTATCAGCTACAAAAGATAGAAAACATTTAGATGATTGGCGTAGAAGAGTGGGTAATGCCGAAGCTGATAGAATTATGAACAACGCATCAACTGTTGGAACAGAGATGCATAGAGTATTAGAGTTTTATTATAATGGTGAAAAGTATTTCAATGAAACAGAAGAAGGTATCAAGCCACGTAAAATGGCTGAGGTCATAAAAGACAATTTAAAAATAGATGAAGTATGGGGTAATGAAGTATCTCTAGCATACAACAAAGAATATGCTGGAACTACAGATCTTGTTGCCATGGCTTATGGAAAGCCCTCAATAGTCGATTTTAAGCAATCTAATAGGCCAAAGAGAGAAGAATGGATAGAAGACTATAAATGCCAGCTAGGTGCCTATTATTTGGCCCATAAAACGCATTACGGGCCTATAGAGCAAGGTGTAGTAGCTATTGCGACCAGGGACCTACAATATCAAGAATTCAAGCTCTCAGAGCCTCTATTGCACGAATATGCAGAGAAATTCCTTGAAAGACTAGAAACATATAAGAAAACGATGAAAAAAGGCTAAAGAAGCCAATCCTTGGCTTTGTCACCCAAAGTCTTAGCAGAAAGTTGAATTTTTCTTTTCAAAGCTTGAACGATTCGTTCATCAATTGTGTCTTTAGCAATGATATCAATATAGACAACATTCTTTGTTTGACCAATCCTGTGAGCACGATCTTCAGATTGTAAACGAACTTCAAGATTATAATTGTTAGAATAATAAATTACATACTTTGCAGCAGTTAGAGTTAAACCATAACCACCTGTTGTAGGATTACCTACAAAAAATCTACACTCAGGATCATTTTGAAAACGTTCAACGGCTGTCATTCTTTGTTGTTGTGATACTTCACCATAAATAGAAACAACAGATTTACTTCCATACTTATCATTTAAGGCTCCAATAATTTCATGAATGTTATGTACGTAGTTGGCCCAAATAATTACTTTTTGATCTGTCTCTTCTAAGATCTCCATCATAGCTTTTAACTTTTCATTATTAAATTGTAGTATTTCACCATCATCACTTTTACAATAACCATTTGCTACTTGATGAAGTCTCAGTATTTCAGTTAATTGATTGTGAACTGATATTGTTTCATTTTCAAACTTAGCTAGAGCTTCGATCTTTAATCTTTGATAAACTCTTTTCTGCTCACCTGATAATTCTATTTCTCTTTTTTGATAAACCTTTTCAGGTATATCCAAACATTCATCTTTAGTTAATCTAAGTGAGAATGCTTTTAACTTTTGCTCTAATTCATCTAAATTAGTGAAACCATCAGGCACCATAATGGCTTCTCCCCTAGCTATATACACCTCATCAAATGTACAATATCTATTTCTGAATGCATAAAAGCTTTTAAACCCTAATAATGCTGGATCTAGGAAAGCACATTGTGTATATAAATCTAATGGAGATTTTGTTACTGGCGATCCTGTTAGTATACGCCTCATACGCGCTCGCCATCTTAGTGCTAAAATGTTTTTTGTTCTTTTTGCTTTTGGGTTTTTTATGGTCGTTGATTCATCAATCACCATTATATTATTTGGTTGGTTTGTAAGAAATCTATTACACTCATCTAATCCTTTCTTTGTTGATAACGCTTCAACGTTTATTAGAAAGAACTTCATTTTATCTTTTTGTGTTAAGAATTTTTTATATTGTTTAGGTTTATCTACTTTCCAAGCAAAAACAGATCTCTCTATTTCACTTGGTAGGTGAGTTTCTATTTCGTTTTTCCAAACTGTGTATACAGATTTTGGCGCAACAATAAGCGCTGCATCTATACGTTTTTTTAAATATAGGTAACCAATGTTGTCTATTGTAGTTTTAGTTTTACCCGTACCCATCTCCATGAACAAAGCATAAGTTGTTCTATCAGCCGATTCGGCTAATGCTTTACGTTGATGTTCATAAGGTTGTGTCTTATAAGGGTATTTCCATTTTGCCATATCCAAAGCCCTTGTATATTTTTCTGTTTGACTTTGCAAGAGAAAAGTCTATAACCCGAATCAGATATGGATATCGAAAAGTTTTCAAATTTAGAAGTTGATACTGCGAGCACGAAATCAATCTCGGACGCTTGTAATGAAATGAAAAAGTTGGAAGCTGAGATAGAACAAGCTGAGGAAAATCTTTCCGTAAAAAAAGCTAAATACAGAGATTATCAGGAACGTAAAATACCAGAGCTTATGCAAGAAGCTGGTGTTAATGCGATCAAACTTGCTGATGGTACACAAGTTGAAGTTAAGCCGTTTTATTCGGCAAGAATACCTGAGAGTCGTACCGAGGAAGCTTTTAGTTGGCTTCGAGATAAAGGTTTCGGTGATCTTATTAAGAATACGGTTACTACTACTTTTAACAGAGGACAAGACAATCAAGTTGCAGAACTTGTAAAAGTTTGTGAGCAGTTTGGGTTTAAATACTTGCAGAAACAAAAAGTTGAACCTATGACTCTCAAAGCGTTTGCGAGAGAACAAGTTGAAAAAGGAAAGGAACTCCCGTTTGATTTATTTGGTATCTATATTGCAAATAAAGCAAAACTAAAAACGAAGGAGTAAACATGTCTAACGGAAAAGACGTAGCTACAAAAAAGAAAAACGAAGTAGCAACAATCGACATAGAAAAGTTTGCTGATCAAGGTTTTGAAAACATTGATAGCAAATCGTTGCAGTTACCATTCTTAAAAATTTTAGGACAGTTGTCGCCACAAGTTACAGCTGGTGATTCTAAATATATAGAAGCTGCAAAACCAGGAATGATCTACAATACTGTTACAGATAAACTGTATGACGGTAACAAAGGTATCTTGGTAATACCTGCTTATTACAAGTTTGAATACATTGAATGGGCAGACAGAGGACAAGAAGGTAGTAACGCACCTAGAAATATCTATCCTGCTGATAGTGATATCATGTCTAAAACAACTAGAGGTGATGACGGTAAAGATAGATTAGAGTCCGGTAACTACATTGAAGAGACAGCGTCTCACTTTGTAGTCGTAGTCGAAGAAAGTATGGCCAGCGAAGCATTGATCACAATGAAATCTACTCAAAGAAAAAAATCTAAGAAGTGGAATTCAATGATGAATATGATGCAAGTACCTAAAAAAGATGGCAAAGGTTTCTTCAGACCAGCACCATTCACTCAACAGTATAGACTAAAAACTGTGTTGGAGAAAAACCAACTTGGTTCTTGGTATGGTTGGGAGATTACATCTGAAGGATTGGTTAATGATGAGAGTCTAGTAAATAGATCTTATAAATTTAGACAATCTTTGATGAGTGGAAGTGTTAAAGTAAAACACGGCCAAGAAGAAGAATCAGTTAAAACACCATTCTAATTATGGATTTTAATAAATCCCTGGAGCAGTTTAAAAAGCTGTTCCAGGGGTCTGATACATATCACGGACAATCTAAGAAGTTAGGCAAGAAGAGAGCTGACGGAAAAGATGAATGGCGTAGTTGGATAAACCCTATCCCTATGACAGATAAAAATTGGCTTGACCATTTAGAAGGTAAAGACAGTTTTGGAACTGTTCCAATAAGAGACGACTCTACAGCAAGTTGGGGTGTTATTGATGTTGATAGATATAACATCGATCATAAAAAATTTATAAAAACAATTAGAGAAAGAAAGTATCCATTTGTACCTTATAGATCTAAATCAAATGGCTTACATTTAATTTTACATTTATCTGAACCTGTTGCTGCATCTGAAATGAGAAAGAAGATGATAGCGATTGCATCTGATCTCGGAGTTAATGATGCGAAGACAGATATATTCCCTGCACAAGATACAGTAGATCTAACACCTGAGAAGTGGGACGATAAACAAAAAGGACAGTTTGTAAATCTACCTTACCAAAATGCAAAGTTTCCAACACGATGTGCAATGGATGATAACGCACAAAGTTTAACATTTGATAAATATTTAGAATACGTAAAACAATTTGTAATTACTAAAGAACAGTTTGAAAAACTTAAAACAGCAACGGACACCGAAGAAAAGCAATGGCCTAATTGTGTTAACAAATTTATTAGAAATCAAGTTAGAGAAGGTGAAGGCCGTAATGATGCCATGTTCAATGTGGGTGTTTTATGTAAAAAACTAAATGAAGATAAAGATTATTGGGAGGCACAACTAAGAGACCTAAATACTAAGATATGCGTTCCTCCGCTAAATCCAAAAGAAATTTCCAAAGTAATAGAACAAGTAGATAAAAAAGATTATTCATACAAATGTGGAACATCAGTAGCTAGAATGTATTGTAATGGATCTACACAATGTGCAAAACGTAAATATGGTATTGGATTGAATGAAGCTATTCCTGAAGTAGGTAAGCTTATTAAAGTCAATTCATACCCTGATCCTTACTGGTTATTACCTATTCAAGGTAAAGTCGTTAAACTAGATACAAAACAGCTTTACCAACAACAATTACTCGGTGAAAGATTACTTAACTACGATATTGTTTGGAGACCACTAAAACCAAGCAAAAGAGATCCTGATCCATACAGAGATTGGTTAGAAGAATTAATATCTAACAAACAAGATATGGAAGGCTTTGATGGTGAAGAAGAGAAGAAAGAAGTATTCAATACAAGAATAATAAAATTCTTTGAAGATACTGATACCATTACAGAATTTGATCAAATAGAACACGATAATATTTGGCAAGATGGATCTGAGATTAGATTTAAACTTGAGACTTTTAGGCAGTTTATGAAAAAACAAGGGTATAACTGGTCAGAAAAAGATTGTACAATATTCTTACAGGGTGCAGGATGTAAGAAGAGTGCAAAGTTTCAAGGTGTACAAGCAAGACACTGGGTAGCAACGTTGCCAAAACAAACTGAACACAAAAATAAAAATGTCAAATTCAATAAAGCAAAAGCTCCATGGGAAAACAATTAAGTTTTTTGGACCACCAGGTACAGGTAAAACTCATAGACTTTTAAAAAGAGTAGAACGATTTCTTAAACGAGGCATTTCTCCTGATGAGATTTGTTACATATCATTTACAAACAAAGCTGTAGAAGAATGTAGAGATAGAGTTAGAAAACAATTCAAAGGTTATGATGAAGATGATTTTAAATACTTTAGAACTTTACATAGTTTAGCAAGACAACAATTTGCAGACATTCCTGTACTAGATCCAAAGGTGGACATGCTGCAGTTTCATACACAATATGGAACTGTAAAGATAAACTACAAACCAACTTGGGATGATCAAAAAGTTTACAACAATTGGTCCTTACAAATTTACGATAGAGCAAGAAACATGAAGATGGACCCAATAGATCTCTATAAAAAAGAACCAAGAAAAAGAGTTAGACTACAACAATTCAAATCTATCATTGCAGGTTACGAACAATATAAAACTTACGAAGCTTTACCTGGTGAATTTAAAAATGACAGATTAGATTTTACTGACATGGTGCAGAAATATATTGATACCGGTTTACCTATACCATTCAAAGTATTGATGGTTGATGAAGCTCAGGATCTTACACCTTTACAATGGGATATGGTTGTGAAGTTAGCGATGAATGCAGACAAAGTTTATATTGCAGGTGATGATGATCAGGCTATCTATGAATGGAATGGTGCAGACGTAATATTCTTTCAAACGTTTCCTGGCAAAGTAAAAATATTAAAAGAGTCTAGAAGATTAAATAAGAAAGTACATTTTTTTTCTAAATGTATTTTAAATGGCATGGAAGGTCATAGAGTAGAAAAAGAATTTACATCAAACGGTAACGATGGAGAGATTTATAAATGGAGCACGCTTAAAAAAATACCTTGGGAGATACAAGGATCTTGGATGGTGCTTGCAAGAATTAATGATGTGAAGAAAGAGCTGCAGGACGAAGCTAGAAAATTAGGATTGTACTTTCAAGATATGCGTGGAAACAAATCATTTGATATTAATCAATGGAAAGCTATTCAAGATTGGCAATCTATTTGTGATGGTGGATCTATAACAAGAGAAGATGCCTGCAATATGTATACGTATTTGTTAAACATAGATCACGGCTACCGGTCAACGGACAGCAAGAAATGGAGCTTCGCTCACCCAAACCAAGTATTTAATTTTGAACAGTTACATTTACAGGGTGGTATGGTTGAAGAAAGAAAACCATGGCTAGATGCCTTTCAAAGAAAATTTAAAGACAAAGAGAAAAACTACTTTAGAAAGCTTCTAAAGAGCGAAGTAAACCTCGATATCAAAGCACGAATCATTATAGATACAATACACCAGGTTAAAGGAGGAGAAGCTGACAATGTGGTGATATCAGCTAAATGTAACTTCCCATCGCATTTTGATAGAAAGAATTTAGATGAACGAATCAAAGAACTTAGAGTTTGGTATACAGGTGTTACAAGAAGCATAAACACGTTGCACTTGCTTGGTACATACCACAAATATCATTTTCCCTTGAGTAAATATTATAAATTGTATAAAAGTAACTATGTCTAAAAAGCAAATAGGTGGAACTCATTACAAGAAGTATGCCATCGAACCTTGGAAGTTTATTAGAGAAAATAATCTCAATCCTTTTCAAGCTAACATAATTAGATACGGAGTAAGATATGAAGATAAAAATGGTATTGAAGATCTTGAAAAAATTATTCACTATTGTGAAATGGAAATTGAAATTCTCAAGAAGAAAAATAAAAACAAACAAAAAGAACTACCAGCAGAAGACAGTCACAAAGCTACCGAAGATTGGGCTCAGATGGTAGCGCAGATGCAGGACGCATGAGTCATCAATTAAATTTTATATACAACGATTCAGATTGGGTCGCACCATCAGAGTATCCTGATTTAAGAGAAGCTGATGAAGTTGCAATAGACTTAGAAACAAAAGATCCTGAACTTAAAAAATTAGGATCAGGTTGGGCAACAGGTAAAGGTCATATTGTAGGATTTGCAGTAGCAGCTTTAGGTAAGCAATGGTATTTCCCTATTGCTCATGATGCTGGTGGTAATATGGATTTAGCTATCACAACAGCTTACATGGTTGATTTATTAAAAAGACCTAGCACAAAAATATTTCACAATGCTTCTTATGACGTAGGTTGGTTGCTCGCAAATGG